AACTTATCCCGGTTACGTAAGTCTGAATTGCGTGATGAATACAACCAAAGCAGCATCGAAGAAGAGTGGAACACTGTTTACCATGTTGATAAATGCTTGAAAGAGTACAAAGAAAGCATGGGCCTGTATGACTTTACCGACATGCTTGAGCAGTTTGCAAAGGGTGGCGAAACCTTTTGCCCCGAGTTTGATCTATGCTTTTTAGATGAAGCTCAAGATTTATCACCATTGCAGTGGGACATAGCACACTTAATAGACGGTAAGTCTAAGAAGATGTATTGCGCTGGAGACGATGACCAAGCTATCTATCGTTGGGCAGGTGCAGACGTGGACCACTTTATTAACCTTCCGGGTGGGTCAGAAACACTGACTCAATCATACCGCATCCCTAAATTAGTTCATGACGTAGCGGAGAACGTTGTCCGAAGAATAGGCCGAAGGTTTCCAAAGAAGTATGAGCCTCGGTCTGAAATGGGGAAAGTCACACGAATCAATAGTATTAACTCTTTAGACATGGCTCACGGACAATGGTTAATTCTGTCCCAAGCAGGCTACCAGTTAACGCCGGTAGCACACGACCTAAAGTCTAGTGGGTACTTGTTTAACTACCGCGGCTATAGATCAATAAGTGAGAAGGTAAGTGAAGCGGTCAATGGTTGGGAGCAAGTCCGGGCGGGTAAACAAATAACAGGCAAGGTCGCTCGGATAATTTACAGCTATATGTCGGTAGGTGAGAGACTTACGCGGGGGTTTAAAAAACTTCCCGGCGTTGATGATACAGACCTATTTACCTTTGACGCTTTAAAAAACAACTATGGGCTGCTTGCGGATAAGGACATGATCTGGTCTTTGGCCATGAATAAATTGCCCGACACTGACCGTGCTTACGTTACGGCACTTCTACGTAGGGGCGAGAAGTTTAATGGCGTACCCCGCATTACGGCGTCCACGATCCACGGATCAAAAGGTGGTGAAGCGGACAACGTTGTACTGTTCACGGACCTTAGTCCCGCAGCAGATACTCAGTTCCAAAGACACCCGGACGATACTCACCGTGTTTTCTACGTAGCCGTAACACGTGCAAAACAGAACTTGTATATAGTCGATGCCGAAGATGTTTCACGGAGTTATGACCTATGACAAAAATTACTTTAGCAAAATACCAGCAAATGCTGCGTGATGTAGAAGAAAAACATGGGACCGTTCTGGACCCAACTCTCGCCGATTGGTCAAACCCTCTTATTAAAGATGAGGATATGCCCGGTCTTACTTTGAAATGGGACAGCGACGAAAACGATTGGATCGTCTACGGGCCCCTTAACCAAACGGTACATTAAATGTTAAAAGCAGATGGTTATAACAAAGCAATAATGGGAACAGTCCAAAGGTGTGGTCAAGAAGATATTATCTTGTACTCCACTGACGATATTTTAAAAATACTTGTTTACCGGGACGGAATGTCTTTCCCCGAAGCCCAAGAGTATTTTGAATTTAACATTTTAGGTTCTTGGGTAGGAGAACAAACCCCGGCTTTTTATGCTAAAAGCAGCCTAGCCCACCTCTTAGATGGAGAAAGTATTGAATGAAACGAGAAGATATTTTGCGTGAAGCGGAAAAGCTTATAAATGGTCCACGCGCCAAGGATTACGGTGACGCTTACCTCAACCACAAGCGAATAGCAGTGGGTTGGAACGAGATTATTAAAGGTGCGTTGGAGTCTCACGGTCACATAACCGCGGCTCACGTGGCTTTGATGATGGATTGGGTGAAGACCAGTCGATTGATAGAAAGTATAGACCATGTTGATTCATGGTTAGATAAAGCAGGATACACCGCCCTTGGTGCGGAGTTTACTCATAAGGAAAAAGATAATGGCAAAACTACAAATGGCAATGTTCGCACCAAAAAGTGAGTGGATACCTCCCCTTGAGCTTCCCGACCTTACGTCGGCAAAGAAGATCGCAATCGACGTGGAAACACGGGACCCGAATCTAAAGAAACATGGGCCCGGTTGGCCAACAGGTGATGGTGAGGTGGTGGGTTACGCCATCGCAGTAGATGATTGGTCAGGGTATATCCCTATCCGACACTACGGTGGCGGAAACTTAGATGAGAAGCAGGTAAACAAATGGCTGAAGAAAGTCTTTGAATGTCCTGCGGATAAGATCATGCACAACGCTCAGTATGACTTGGGCTGGATTAAAAGAATGGGCTTCGATGTAAAGGGCCGCATCATTGACACTATGGTGGTGGCCTCTTTATTAGATGAGAACAGGTTTAGCTACAGTTTAAACGCACTGGCTTACGAACACCTTAACAAAGTTAAGTCTGAGAAAGGTTTAGTGGAGGCGGCTCGCGAGTTTGGTGTCGATCCGAAAGCAGAAATGTGGAAGATGCCAGCCATGTACGTTGGACCTTACGCTGAAGGAGATGCCGAACTCACCCTCGAACTCTGGAATTACTTCTCCGTTCAACTTGGCAAAGAAAACTTGTGGAGCGTCGCCAATCTCGAACTTGACCTGCTGCCATGTCTTGTGGACATGACCATGCGTGGGGTTAGGGTTAACACCAACAGGGTAGAAAGAACTAGGGATAGTCTTCTCAAGCGGGAACGAGAAGTCATGAAGGAGATCAAGCGCCTTTCTGGGAGTGACGTGGAAATCTGGGCTGCTCAATCGCTCTCGAAAGCGTTCGATAAAGTCGGAATCCATTATCCACGTACAGAAAAAGGCGCACCTAGCTTTACTAAACTCTTTTTGCAAGAGCATCAACATCCCCTCGCGCAACTCGTCACTCAGGCTAGGAACCTGAACAAAACATCCGGCACCTTCATCAACACTATCATGAAACACTGCCACGCTGATGGCCGAATACATTCCCATATAAATCAAATCCGTTCGGATGATGGTGGTACGGTGTCGGGCAGAATCTCAATGTCTAACCCTAACCTGCAACAAATCCCGGCCCGCGATCCAGAAATGGGACCAATGATTCGTTCCTTATTTCTCCCAGAGGAAGATGAACAATGGGCGGCTATTGACTTCTCTCAGCAAGAACCACGCATCTTGGTACATTATGCTCATGTCTACGGCAAAACGCGAGGCGTACCTTTAGAGGGCGCTGCGGAGTTTGTAAAAGCATACAACGATGACCCGGAAACAGACTTTCATAGTCTGGTAGCAGAGATGGCTAACATTCCTAGAAAGCAGGCCAAGACAATTAACTTGGGTTTAATCTACGGTATGGGCGTTAACAAAATGTCGGAGCAATTAGACATCTCGGTAGAGGAGGCGAAAGGTTTGGTTAAGCAGTACCACAACAGGGTGCCTTTCGTTAAGGGACTAATGACCGGGGTAATGAATAGACTGAACGAGAAATCTTCTGGTGGATCACTGACCTCGCTACTCGGTAGGAAGTGTCGCTTTAATTTGTGGGAACCTGACACGTTTGCCATGCACAAAGCTATGCCGTACAGAGAAGCGGTGGATGAATATGGGCCCACGACCCGCCTTAAACGAGCCTATACCTACAAAGCGTTGAACAGGTTGATCCAAGCATCTGCCGCGGATATGACCAAGAAAGCGATGGTCGATCTGTATAAGCAGGGAATATTACCCATGCTCCAGATACATGACGAACTGGCAATGTCTGTTAAAAATGTTGAGGAAGCTCAGATAGTGGCTAACGTTATGGAGAACGCAGTACCCTTAGAGGTTCCGTCTAAATGTGACATTGAAATCGGTCCATCTTGGGGTGAAGCTAAGTAACTTTGTAAAAAGTTAGCTTGACACGTATGCGATAATATGTTAAAGTGCGTATATCAATCGGAATGACCCGGTTGATTGGGGAGGGCAAATCCCCACGCTCTTTGACAATTTAATCAACTACGGAGGTTCACCATGAGTGAAGTCAACCCTACACCTGTGTTCGTTTACAACGATGGAGGCCGTGAGGCCGCAGGATACAAAGGAAACACAGGAGATTGTGTTACCCGGTCCATAGCCATAGCAGCAAGGCTACCCTACCAGCAAGTCTACGACAGGCTGGCAGAAGGAAACGCCAAGCAGCGTAAATCAAAACACGATAAAGGTGAGAGAACCCGGACAGCACGTGATGGAATTTCTACCACACGAAAGTGGTTTAAAGATTACATGCTGGAACTGGGATTTACTTGGACACCCACCATGCAGATCGGCTCCGGGTGTAAGACACACCTGAAAGCGGATGAGTTACCGTCAGGCCATTTGGTCGTAAGTGTTTCAAAACACTTTGCTGCGGTGATTGATGGAGTCATACAAGACACCCACGATTGCTCAAGAGACGGAACCCGGTGCGTGTATGGGTACTACCAGAAGTAAGAAATTAACCCGCAGTCTTCGGATTGCGGGTTTTTCTTGCATTATTCTATATCTTCCTATAATATCGTAGATATATTCCGGGGGCATCGGAGAAAAAACATGGATTACTACACGTTGGAAAAGCGTTCTCGTACCGCGAGAAGTTTACGAAGAAATTAAAGAACTATCTAAAGCTGAAGGTAGGACCATAGGCGGGCAGCTACGGCTGGTCTTTGAGTGGTATAAAGAAGCGGAGATAAATATCGGCGATGAAGCAGATAGTAGAGAAGGGCGTAATACACAAGCGGCTGGTAAGAAACCAGTGTCCGAAGTGTGAAGCTCAATTAGGTGTTGTCGAGATAACTGATGAAGTTCTTACGAGAAGGTGTTCGCGTTGTTTTCTAACAATACACGATCCAATATCAGCAGGAGAATTTCCCAGTGATCTATGCGATTAACTATTGCTTATCGCATACGGTTGTGTTTATAATAACCTTGAGCATGGAAACATGTTCTCCGTAGTTGACTCACCCCCAGTCTGGTTGCCCCCGGCTGGGGGTTTTTACGTTTAGGAGAAAGATAATGGCAGATTTTGTAGATGGCCTAATGGCTAAAAAACCAAACGAGAAAGCACCTGACTTCGTTAAGTGCGCTCTTAGTATAAAAAGAGAAGACCTTATAGCGTGGCTCACGGGCCAGACCGACGAATGGATTAACGTTCAGGTGAAAGAAAGTAAGGGTGGCAAATGGTACGCGGAGGTAGATACATGGAAGCCGAGAAGCGAATAGATGAAATGAGCTACAGTTGGTGCGTTAATCGGATCAACAAACTGGTTAACGTAACCCTCGTAAAAATTGCAAAAGACGAATCGTTAACCATAGAAGACAGACAAAAGCAATCCCTTGAGATAGAGAAAGCTTGGATACGCATTCTGCGTGGTTGACTTTTATAGATAAAATCCCATACACTATGGGAGATAACTACTAAACGGAGATCGCTATGAAAAAATTAATTAAGCTCGAAGAAGTGTGCGTCATCGCACGAATGTCTGCCCCAACTATTTACCGAAAAATAAAGGCACATGAATTTCCCCTACCTATAAAAGTTCCGACAACCGCGAGCCGCGGACCAAAGCTCGTTAACCGTTGGGATGAAGATGTAGTCCTTAACTTTATGCTGGCACAAAATATGAAGAAGGCACGTCAGGCGGAAGTTATTATCATTAACCCACCGGTTGAAGAGATGGACGACCATTGGGACTTGGGCTGGGAACCATGGCACGTGAAACATAAGTATCCTTTAATGGCTGCCGTAGGTGGTTTGTTGGCGGGACTTGGTGTTTGGCTGTTTGGATGACGGATGACCTGAAAGAACGTTGGTGGGTTTGGCATAAAGAAAACCCCGAGTTCTACGTGATGTTTAAAAAGTTCACCTTCCAAGCTATTCGGAAAGGGCACCGAAAACTTTCCGCATGGCTAATTGTAAACCGCATCCGGTGGGAGACAATGATCGTCACCACAGGGGATGAATACAAAATCTCGAACGACTACATAGCTTTGTACGCACGATTGTTCATGCACCAATACCCGGACTACAAAGGGTTCTTTAGAACGAAGGCTATGAAAAGAGTTTCTATTGAAGGCGAATAAGGTGGTCCAACCCCCAAGACACATGAAGAATAACTCTTCGGTGTATCCACACTGAGGCTGGACCGGTAACAATTATCCATGAATCACGGCCCACGGGAAACACTTTAAACACCATATACATATATAGAGATATTTAAAGAAATAAATATTTTTTGTAAATAAAGGTGTAACCGGTGTAACCGTGTAACTTTAGCAGTTAAGCCGTTGTTCTATATAGGGATATTTAGTTACATAAGTGCAAAACAAATATGTAACCGTACCAGAGTTTATGTAACCTTAAAGATCAAAGTGCGTATAAGGGCCTGAAAGTTTTTTTTATTAAATATATATTTTACTTCCTATATATGTAAAAGCGTTTTAGTTTGTGGCAAACTACCGTTTAATAACTGGAGAATAGAATGCCCCCTAAATCTGTAGCAACCCGAAAGGTTGGAAGACCTAAAGCAACCAAAGTGCAAACCCTTACGCGAAAGCAAGAACTGTTTGTTAAAGAACTGGTAAGTAAAGACGGCCAGATAACTATGCGAGAAGCCGCTATCAATGCAGGCTATCCAGCAGGCTCCGCTCACACTAGAGCATATGAGCTAACCAATTCAAATATTAGCCCTCATGTTGTTCATGCTATTCAGTCTTACCGGGCGGAGTTAGATGAAAAGTTTGGGGTAAACTATCAACGTCACTTGCGGGATTTACAAACCATCCGTGATATGGCGTTAACTAACGGTGCATATAGTGCAGCCGTTCAAGCCGAGTACCGTCGAGGGCAAGCGCACGGTGATATTTATGTAAGTAAGAGTGAAATAAGAACAGGCAGCATCGACGGCATGAATAAAGATGAAGTCTTGAAAGCACTCAAGGAGATTAAACAAAGCTATGCCCCGATCACTATCGACGTTACTCCCGAAGGAGAGAGCAATTCCCAGAACCGCGACAAAGCGAGAAGCCGACTTTTGGAGGCAGATGAAGACGGGGATGGCGAAAACGCAACGCAACATTAAAGCCACTAGATTAGAAACTTGGGCAATGCCGGGCGTACCGGATGTTGTGTTATGTGATGAGCTAGGCAACTTTCATTTTGTAGAACTAAAAGCGACCGCAGGTAACGCTGTGGATTTAAGACCGCATCAGGTGGCTTGGCTTACAACGCATGGTCATGCCAGTGTTTGGGTTCTGGTTAGGAAACAACCAACTAAAAACGCCCCCGAGCAAACGTATCTGTACCCCGGAGGGGAAGCCGTTGATTTAAAGATGACGGGTTTGAAAGTGGACCCTGTTCACCATGTTGAAGGCAAAGCAGATTGGAACGTTATTTTTAGCTTGATATGTCCCACAAAATCGCATAGTATCTTATAGTCAACTAAACAAACGGAGAAAACTATATGACACATTCAACACGACATGGCGGACCGCATGATAGAGGCGGGGCTGATTTTTGGTACGGAAGACAATACGATCCTCATTTTTTTAAAGGGGCTACTCATGGCAGCGAACGGGTCGAACTTAAAGACATGACTGCCGCAGAAATAACTTCTTATAGTGCAGGGTATAAAACTGCCGAAGATGATGGCGGACAAAAGGATTGGGGTTAATATGTTTCTATTTGAATGGCTCTATAAACTATTGTTTGGCCTAGATGCTTATGAAGACTTGAACAAAAAGCCCAAACGAAAAAAGAAATAAAATACTTAAATATTAAACCCGGTTGACGCCGGGTTTTTTTATGGGCATAGTATGGGATAAATCTTATACAACTATGGGGGCAACCATGATAAAGACAGTAGAAATGAGCAGGGCCGAAAAAACTAAGGGCATCGCAGTAACCTACCGCGCAGGCAACGGGGAAAAATACGGGACATGTCCGGCAGCTTGCAAAATGAATTGCAGCGGGAAAGGGTCGGAAGAGATTGACGCCGATTACTTCGACGCTTTATTGGATGCGGTCCCAACTAAAGGGCAATCATTTACTTATACCCATTTCGCTTGGCATCTATGGGCTAACAAATTAAAGCCGGGCAAAACCGTTGTAAA